ATGCTAGATGTTATAGTGGCGATTTAGTATTAACAACTAGAAATAATTTTATAGAAGATAAATGGAATTTAGATTTTAATTACAAGTTTACTAGAAACATATTTAATAGTACGAGTTATAATTGTAAAGTTAAGACAGGTGATATTGTTATTATACCAGGTCATGTAGAACATATGACAACACAAAACGATAGTGATTTTGAAAGATATATAGTTGGTGCTAACTATTTTATATCTGGTGGTATAGGACAAGAAAAGAAAGTCACAAAAATGGAGTTATCTATTAATGAGTGAAAAAGAGATGACAGAACAGGAAGTTAGAGATGAATACAAAGCACAAAGAAAAGATAAAGTCTTTGCTCAATGCTGGCCTGCTAACAACGAAGCATTTTACGAATGGTGTAGTCAATATGTGGACTATCAACACATAAGGAAAAAGAAATGAATTTATTTGCTATAGGTAATGGACAAAGTAGAAGTCCAATAGATTTAATTAAATTAAGACCACATGGAAAGATTGTTGGTTGTAATGGTTTGTATAGAGATTTTGCGCCAGATATATTATGTGGCGTTGATCACGCAATCATGCACGAGATATATCATAGTGGTTATTGTGATAAACATGAAACTTGGTTAAGAAATTGGACTAAATTACCAGCGCAGATGTTTGAACAAACAGTTTTCAATATGGAGCCAGATGTACAAAAAGAAGTTGACAAATACTTTGACGCATTGAAGATGAATGAGAGAGGTGATAAACAACAGTTTGTATTCCATGGTTCAGCTATATCTGGTAAAGTTGCTATCATAAAAAGATACAAAGACAATCCAGAAATAATTAAACGAGAAATAAACAATATGGCTTGTTATGTAAGTTGGATTGGACCAGATGATAAATCACATAGTTTAGATGATTTAATACCAGAAGTATTAAGAGATAGAGGTTGGGCGTGTGGCGCCACTGCTGGTTTAGTAGGATTGACAAGATTTAAAGATACAGATAAAATTTATTTAATTGGCCATGACTTATATTCAAACGATACTAAAATTAATAATATGTACAAGGGAACAAGATGTTATGGCGTAAATGAGGCACCACCTATACCAGGTAGTAATTGGATTAGTCAATGGAATCATCTAATGGCTGAGTTTCCTAAAGTCAAGTTTATCAAAGTCAATCCACTGGGTATGAAAGGCGATATAAACGAAAGAGTATCAAAAGAGATACACGAATGGTCAAAGAATAAGAATATATCATATATGTCATTTAAAGAGTTTAATGAGGAGTTTAAATTAGGGTTGACAAATATCTAATAATATGGTATAATGAGGGTAATATGTTTGATGGAATTATATACAAAACTTTAAATAAGATTATAGAGTTAATAGAACGATATAAAGCATATAGAATAAGAAAGTCATTACCTAAATCTGCTTACAACGAACAGGCGAAATCAAAAAGTCTAAAAAAGTGGGTAAAACAAAATGAGAACTCTTATAAATAATAATGATTCCGATTATATAGGAAACACAAAAACAACGAATACGAAAATACATACAAGGAGATAATACAATGGATTTCGAATCACTTAAACAGTCAAGCTCAAACTTTGACAAACTTACTAAGGCTATTGAAGCCAATCTCGGCACCGAGAACAAAGATCAAAACAAATCAAAATACCAAGACGACAGATTTTGGAAACCAGAGTTAGATAAAACTGGTAATGGTTATGCTGTCATTAGATTTTTACCTGCAGTTGAAGGTGAAGACTTACCTTGGCAAAGAGTATGGTCACATGCATTCCAAGATGTTGGTGGCTGGTACATTGAAAACTCACTAACTACACTAGGCCACAAAGACCCTGTGTCAGAAGAAAACACTAGACTTTGGAATACAGGTTTAGATAGTGACAAAGAAATTGCTAGAAAGAGAAAAAGAAAATTATCTTACTACGCAAATATATTAGTACAATCAGATCCAAAGCATCCTGAGAATGAGGGCAAAGTATTCTTATTCAAATTCGGTAAAAAGATATTTGATAAGATTACAGAAGCAATGCAACCCGCATTTGAAGATGAGAAACCAGTCAATCCTTTTGACTTTTGGAAAGGCTCTAACTTCAAATTGAAGATTAGAAAAGTTGACGGTTATTGGAACTATGACAAGTCTGAATTTGAGGCTGTGTCAGCTGTTGCTGAAGATGACGCTAAGATCAAGTCAATTTGGGGACAACAACACCCTCTAAAACCATTTCTTGCACCCGATAATTTTAAAACCTATGACGAACTCAAAGAGAAACTGAATAGGACGATTACAGGTGTACGAAGCACAACTACTGCTGATAAAGTAGACCTCCCACCTCAAACAGCAGCTAGTGTGAAAAGTAATGAAGCCACTACTACTCCGGCAGCTAGTGAAGACGATACTTTATCGTATTTTAGTAAATTAGCTGAGGAAGAGTAATTTCTCTCTCGCTTCAATTAACTTGAAAGGGCGGCTGAAAGGCCGCCTTTTTTTTATATAAATATTAGCATATGGCTATATCAATATTAGACCCACTAAAGGATAAACAAGGCGGCATACGAAAAAGTGTTGACTGGTATAAGAAAAATGTTGCTCAACTAGCCGATAGAATTACTGCTAGAAAACTAATGTCTAGTGGAAAACTAAATGGTATTCCTAGTAAAGGAAGATTAAATATGTTCTTTTACGACCCTAAATATAAGAAGACATTACCTTTGTATGATACATTTCCACTTGTATTACCATTGGAAACAATACCAGGTGGTTTTATGGGTATCAACTTTCACTACATACGACCGGTACAAAGAATAAGTCTATTGAATAATTTACAAAGATTTGCTACTGGTGGAATGGCAAAGAGTACAAGAATTGATGCAACCTATGACGGAGTTAAGAATGTAGGTATTGCTAAGAATACTATTAAGAAATATTTGTTTGGCCATGTAAGGTCAAGTTTTTTAAGAGTAGATTTTGATGAGGCAGCATTGGCAGTAATGCTACCTGTACAACAATTTAGAAAAGGGCAACCATACTAATGAAACTAATAAAGAAGATCATATCAAAAATTTTTGGCATTAAACAATGTCAATGTAAGGACAAGTAATGGCTATTTTAAGAGGTGGTAAAAGAATTGGTGGATACGATATAAGAATTGGTTTACCAAGAGATAGATCACTTGACAATGTGGAAAGAGACCCACGATTAAGACAAAAAGCTGGTGGTAATCCTGAAACTACTATGGGTAGATTTCAAGCTTATGTAAATGAGGGTGAAGGATTTGCTCGTAAGGCTAGGTTTTATACAGAATTTTTCTTACCAAGAGGATTATCTTTTGGTGGAGGTATAGGTGGTGAAGATACAGCAGTTCAAGTAAAAGGAACTGGAGAAGGTATAGAATCATTTACAATGTCAGAAGAACTACAAGCAGTACACAATGCGAATGGTAAAAGAGTTAGAGCATTTTGTGCTGAAATATCTATGCCAAATAGAGAAGTAGTGACAAAAGAAGTTAGACATGGAAACGCACCCGCTAGAAACCATGTAGTAGATTTTAACTCATCAGATATAACTGCAACTTTTTACCTAGATAAATTTATGAGAGAAAGAAGTTATTTTGAAATGTGGCAACAAGCAGCATTTAGTACAAAGTCATTTAATAAAAATTACTACGATAATTATGTATCTGATATGAATATATTTGCGTTAGGAAGTTATGCTAGCAGACAAGAGCGTGATGATGTCACATATGCAGTTAAATTATTTGATTGTTATCCAAAAAATATTAGTGCAGTTGAATTTTCACATGAAACAAATAATGTACAAACATTTCAGGTGACATTTGGATTTAGATATTGGGTTAATTACTTTATTGACAAAGCAGGACAAATAGAATTAGGACAATCAGAATTTGGAACACCAGAAGTAAAAACTGCTGGTGGACTATTTGGTGGATTATTAGGAAGACTACCACCGGAATTGAGAAGAGCTGGGCGTGATGTTCTTAACGATTTAAGAAGAAGAGCGCCAATAGGTAGAATAACTGGTGGTAGAGTATTCCCACCATTTAAGATACCACCGTTAAATTTATAATATAATAAAGGAGTAAATTATGGCATTGCCAAAAGTGGAAGCA